CTTTGGAGAGGTTTTTGGCCTAACCGAATTTTTTGATATTAGAAATTTGAGTTTGCTCATTCCTGCCTTTTGTTTTTCAGCTCCAGTTAGTTTAGGTGCTACCGTAGCCGCATACGTGTGCAAAGTATATCATGATAAAGCTAATTGGAGAAGAAAGTTGGACTCTTATTACAAGTGGTGCACTTCAGATGGTAAGTATATAGTTGGATCTAGTGCTGTTGGATGCCTCGTAGCTGCTGCTGTCATGAGATATTTTTGGCAAAGTGTGCGCGACAAGTACAAACCACAATCTTTGTTGGATCCGAAAACCGTAGATGAAATGAATAATCATTCAACAATTGTCCAGAAACCAAATTACATTGTACCTAAGCCCTGCCTTATTAAGGTCGGAGCTCCAGACACAATGGTTAGTGAAGAACTTGTAAATAAAGTTGAAAATAATTTAGTTATTTTGAAGACACAGGAAAAGACGACGAATGCACTTTTTATTTGTTCTAACATTTTTATGTTTCCACACCATTTTGTCAAGGTGATCGAAGCACGTGATGGCAAATTAGAGATTTTGTCACATCCTATGACTTTATCTCAAGGTGGAGTTACAAATCATTCGCAAAGGTTTACATACAGCACCAAGGCATGGGTTAGATTACCTGACACAGATCTTTGTTTGTATTACATGACCAATTGTAAGCCAAGAAAATTGCTGCTGTCCCACTTTCCTGAAGAGTTTATTAACACTAATTTGACAGGGAAAATGATTTTGCGATCTCCTAGTGCTATCCTTTCTTATCATACTGCAAAACTTTATCATGGTAGCACGAGCACTGGTTTGGATTGTATGATTCGTGGCTTCAAATATTCTTTTGATGACATTGAGACTTACAATGGTATGTGTATGGGCACTTGGATTTCTGAAACAAGTCCTCCTTCCATCGTTGGTTTTCATTTAGGAGGCAAAACTGGCAGCCCTTTTGGCTGTTGCGGTTCTGTCACTAGACTAACCGTTGAAAACGGTATGAATGTTTTGTATAAGAAGTTACAGTCAGCTGTACAAGCTGGATGTGATGGTTTTATAAATAATTCCTTTGGTTCTAGTTTTCCAAATGCAAAGTCATTAGATTTCATAGAAGAGATACCTCGCAATAGCCCTATAAATTACATGCCAGAAAGCTCTTTAGTAGAGTTAATTGGTTGTACAGGAGAAACTCGTAAATATTACACATCTGTGCAATATAGAAAGATGGGTTTGAAGTTCCTCGAAATGCATGGTATTGAGGTTCAACATGGTCCTCCAAATATGAACGCCCCACCAAAATGGTACCATTTCAACAAGAATTTAGTTGAATTTTGTTCACCTAGTGTTGGTCCCCCTTTAGATGTGTTAGAATGGGCAGTCATTGATTATGTCACCCCAATTTTGAGTAAGTTGAGGAAATTTGGGTATGGTGAACACATCATTGTCCAGCCTTTAACAAATAAGGAAAATATCAATGGTGTGGATGGAGTGCGATTTTTGGATGCATTGAAGATGAACACATCTGCGGGTTTTCCACTTAAAGGAAAGACGGAGCTGTATATCAATAATGAAGTCGGGAATAGAACTTTTATTAGTGATGAGTTTTGGCTTGAAGTTGGTAGAATGGAAAGTGAATATTTAAAGGGCAATCGATGTTATCCTCTCTTTGTTGCACATCTTAAAGATGAACCAGTTGCTTTAGGCAAGGATAAAGTTAGAGTGTTTTTTGGCAATGGGACGCCGTTTAAGCTTATAGTGCGAAAATATTGTCTCCCAATTGTGCGTT